GGGATTGCCTCCTATTAATGTTGGTACTGGTATTAATACAGGTACTTGTATTGTGGGGAACATGGGGTCTGAGAGCAGATTCGATTACTCGGTCATTGGAGATGCAGTCAACCTCGCAGCTAGGCTCGAAGCCACAGCAGGGAGAGGAGAATACTTAAACAATAAAACTATCATGTCTAGAGCTACTGCATTACAGCTACCTTCAGGCTGGGTCTTTACTGAAATAGGAAATATAAAGGTTAAAGGTAAAGAAGAAGAGATAAGAATTTACAGTCCAGACTTGACAAATCAAATATAAGGGCTATAATAGTAGGTATGGTATGGCATAATGCGTACCATGAATATTAACTTGCTTAACTAAGGAGTAAAATTATGAATAGCAAACTATTGTTGGATTTAAAACATCCAAATTTATCAACATCATTTGTGGGATTTGATAGACTCTTCAACGAGTTGTTTAAACATCAAGGACTACAACATGCCTCACCAAGTTACCCACCTTATAATCTTATAAGAGATGGGGAAACTTACACAATCGAAATGGCTTTAGCAGGTTTGACCAATAAAGATATTGAAGTCGAAGTTGCTGAGAATGTTTTGAACATTTCTTATGAAAAGAAAGAAGAAGATAGAGATGGTATTGTCCATAAAGGATTAGCCATGCGTTCTTTTAAAAGAAGTTTTAATCTAGCTGAAGATATTGAAGTTAGAAAAGCTACATTTAAGAATGGTCTTCTATCTATTATCATGGAAAGAATAGTTCCAGACGAGAAAAAGCCTAAAAAGATTAGAATATCTGGCTAAAAATAGCTAAATGCTCTGAGAGCTACACAGAAGCTCGTGGTTAAACTTTAGATGTTTTTGGACCAATGGTATTACTAACATCCTATTCGTTTAACTACGGGCATTCTATGAGGTCGTTTTTCATAAAGCTTCGGTTTCTAGTTCTAAAAACCTATGGATTGGTTTGAGTTTCTCATTTGCTCTACGAAGTAAAGTTTTTATAAAAACTCTGTCGTGTACAGGGAAACATTTATCAACATCCTTTATAGGTAGTTGAGATAATTCTGTTACTATCTTATTATCTTTCGTTAAAAGAACCTTAAAACTAATAAGGTTAGCTTCCTTTTTATCATTCATTATCCATCCTTAAATTTGCGAAGTTTATCAAGTCTTGTTTTCCTCTGAGACCTGCTTTCATATATGTCGTTGCTCTACCTTCAAAGAAGTTTTGATGTTCAACACCCATAACTTCATCAATCCAACTAAGAGGATTCTCTCTTTGGTCATAATTTGTTTTCAATCCTAGCTGAAGTAATCTCCTGTCTGCTATATATCTATTATACGCATACATATCTTTTTTAGTTAGACCTTGTAAGTCTCCCATCTCAAATACTAAATCAAGAAACTTATCTTCAAGCCCTACCATATCTCTACATATCTGATATAGTTCTTTCTTAAAGTCATCTGTCCATATCTCTATGTTCTCTTGTATAAATTCTCTAAACAGTTTAGTCATAGCTTCAACATGCATTGACTCATCTCTAATAGAATAAGTTACAATCTGTCCCATCCCTTTCATCTTTCCAAATCTTGGGAAGTTTAATAAGATTGCGAAGCTACTAAATAATTGTAGTCCTTCTGTGAATGCAGAGTAAACTGCTAGAGTTTTAGCTATGTTTCTTTTATTAGATTTAGTTGGTTTAAACTTCCCAACATAATCATGCTTATCTGCCATCTCTTCATACTCTGAGAATGCTTTATATTCTATCTCAGGCATACCTACTGTGTCAAGTAATAAACTATACGCATCTTGATGGATTGATTCCATGTTTGCAAAAGAACTCATCATCATTCTTGCTTCTGGTTTTTTAAATACCGGCATATATTTATCTATATATCCTGAAGCCACATCCACATCTGACTGCGTAAACAATCTAAATATTTGTGTGAGTAAATTCTTTTCTGTTGGAGTTACATCTTGCCAGTCTTTTACATCCGTATGCAGGGGCACAGACTCAGGCATCCAATGCATTTGATTTTGTAGTTTGTAATAATCATACATCCAAGGATATTCAAATGGTTTGTAGTAATCTCTAGTCCTTAATAAGCTCATAGTAATTCATCTCCTATTTTCCAATTACATCCAGTAAGACCACCAGATTGTAAAGCTTGTAAAGTTCTTATAATTTCATCAACATTTCTACCTGTGTCTAAAGCGTTTATAGATATATGTTGTATTCTATTGTTAGGGTTTATAATAAATGTAGCTCTAAAACAAACACCATTCTCTTCATCTACAATACCTAGCTCATTAGATAATGATAGTCCTATGTCAGCAACTAATGGATGTATAATATTTTCAATAAGTTTATTGTTCTGTTTCCAATTAAGTTTACAATACTCATTGTCTCCACTAAATCCTATAACAGGAATATTTAATTCTCTTTGTATCCTATCCATTTGTTCAATTTCAGTAGGACATATAAAGGTAAAGTCCTTTGGGTAAAAATAAAATACTTTCCAATCATCTATATAATTTTCCGAACTTATACTTTGTATTCTATTATCACCATCTACTCCTTCTAAATTAAACGAAGGAAACTCATCATTTATTTTTATCATTTTTTATCCTCTAGTTTTTCAGCATACTTTTCAAGTAGCCATTTGTTATATTTTTTTATATATTCTTCTTCGGTTAATTTTTCAGCACCAAAAGCTGCTGTTTCATCACAATGGTCTAACCACATTCTAATACAGAAACTTCTAAAAGTATCAGACACGATTAACCTTCACAAGCAATACAGTCCACTTCTTCTAATCTAATACGTGGTACTTTTATATTTACATTTTCTACATTTCTTGCTGCGTTAGACCTAAAATAGTATAAAGACTTTAATCTCTTCATCCCATACCAATGTACATCATTCACATACTGCATGTACTCATCATGAATATCTTGTTCCTCTGTTGTTTTAGGTAGAGTAAAGAATAAATTTACACTCTGACTCTGACAAACATACTGTTGTCTCATATGTGCATGTTCTATAATCCATATCTGATTTATTTCATTAGCAGTTTTAAAGATTTCTTTTTCTTTATCATCAAGTATATCTAGTTGTTGTACTGAACCCTCATGTGCTGATATATCTTTCCAAATTTTATCTAGCTCCTTTACTTTTAATCCTTTCTTACTAAGAAGTTTTTCTAAAAATTTGTTTTTAACCTGGTAACTTCCTGATAAAGTTTTGTGTGTATATGAATTAGCCCTATAAGGCTCAATGCTGGGACTAGTACCACTACAAATAATACTGCTACTAGCATTCGGAGCAATAGCAAGAAGATTTGCATTACGCCTACCTGTACCGTGGATATCTGGAGCTTCTCCTCGTTCTTCTGCCAAAAGTTCTGTAGCCTTAACAGATTCTTTTTTAATATAGTTAAAAGCTTTGTTGTTAAATCCTGTTGCGAATATACCTTCAAAAGGTATTCCTTTAGATTGAAGATAAGCGTGGAAGCCCATTGCCCCAAGACCAAGAGACCTTTCACGGTAAGCGGAATAAGCTGATTTTGAATAACCCTCTTTGCCTTCCTTAATGTATTTTGAAAAGCGTTTATAATTTGCATTATATTCTCCAAGTTGTGATGTATCGACAGCGTTATCAATATAATGTTGTAGAACATTGTCAAGCATCGTAATTAAATCTTTAATAAAGTTAGGGTCTTTAGACCACTTATCAAAATGTTCTAGATTAACAGAAGATAAACAGCAAACAGCAGTCCTTTCATCATCAGTTGGTAATGTTATTTCAGAACATAAGTTACTTTGTCGTATAGACAGACCTAAATCTTTTTGAGATTTTGGTAAAGCTTCATTACATGTATCTATGTTTATCATGTAAGGCTCTCCTGTCTCAGCCCTGGTGTGTATAATTTGCCACCATAAATCTCTTGCGTTTATTATTTTAACTGCTTCATTTGTTTTAGGGTCAATCAATCTCCAATCTTCATCCTCTTCAACTGCTCTTAAAAACTCATTAGTAATATTAATACCGTTATGTAAGTTCAAACATTTCCTATTAATATCTCCTCCGGATTCTTTTCGCATAGTAATAAACTCTTCAATTTCTGGATGGTTGATATCCATGTACGCTGCATAACTTCCTCGTCTTGTAGTGCCTTGATTGAAGGCCAACATCTGAGAGTCTACTACATGCATGAAAGGAATTGAACCAGTAGAACGAGAGCCATGAGCAGTAGATATACCGTTACTACGAACATCTCCCCAATATCCACCAATGCCTCCACCTGAACTCGCCAACCATATATTTTCATCATAGTGAGCTGATAAACCAGTCCTACTGTCAGGAACATAATTAAGGAAACAACTGATAGGAAGCCCACGAGTTGTTCCTCCGTTACTAAGTATAGGAGTGCTAAACATGAACCAACAATGGGAACTGTAGTTATAAAGTCTTTGAGCCAATTCATAATCTGTTTCTCCTTTATAGGTTGCTGAGAAGACTGCAGCCCTAGCAAAAGCTTCTTGTGCGTGTGTCTCGTCTTCCCAAAAATATCTGTCTTTAAGTGTATCTAAACTAAACTTATCTAAAGTTTTATCTTTGTTATAATTTATTATAATTCCTAAATATGGTTTCGTTCCTTTCTTATCTTCCATCTTCTTTTTCCTTTAATAAGTATAAAGCTATTATCGCATAGTGAATAATTTTAAAAAGGTCGTCAGAGTTCTTTCCGTCCTTCTTACCATACCTCATAGCATACTTCATAATGTTACCTATACAGAAACCTTCACCATGTCCTGCATCTATAATCATATCAGTAGCTTGATACTTACCATGGGCATAGTGCTCATTATAAGTTTTCTCTATATGTCTCTGTATAGTTTGAATAACTATATCTTAATTAAATCTATATTTCCTTTCCATTATTTCTCCATTCTATAGGTAAAGTTTCTTCACTATACCATTTAAAATTATTAGTCTCAGCCCATTCTGCATGGGTACGTTTAGTTCCATCCTTTCTTACAGTAGCTCCAGGCATTGGAGAGTAAGGTTTTTGAAATAAAAATACTAACTCATAATTATCAGCCTTAAAAGAAAGAGCTTTCCTAATCCAAATATATTTACTGTATTCTGCGTGGTCCCAGAATCTTCCCTTGGCTTCTAATAAGATAGTTTTATTATCAATAGTTCTAACAAAATCTACTTCATATTGTTTCTTAATAATATAATTAATAGACTCCTTATGATGCTCCCAATCTTTTAGAACAGTATCATGAAGATTAGCTTCCCACTTACTATCATAACCTTTAGGTACGCCTGTCTTTTTAGGCCGAGGTCTTCTAGGTGTTCGTGCCATTAATATCCTCAAGAGTTATTTGATTAATTCTTTTATTATTTGTTTTTAGGAATATTTTAATTTTTTTAATAATCCATTTAAAAGAAAAAGCAGATAACATTATTCTTCTATTTGCATAAATGTGGGTATCTTTTGGAAGTAATGCTAGAGCTTCTTCAGGTTTCATATTCTTAGCTTCCTCTTCTGATACCAAAGTCTTAACCCATTCGTATAATAAAACTAAAGCTTGTTTTCTTATTGCTTTCGCTTTCCTTCCATTCATACTAATATTTCCTCAACATTAGGAACTTTTTCTACATGAGTTAAGTAGACATTTCCTTTTGCATAATTAAAAACTCTTAATCCTTTACCGTCATTAGCTTCTTGATGACACTCAAATTTATGAGCACACCATGTACAATCTCTAGGTAATTTTAGATTACCACTTTTACCTTCAGGCACAGCCTCGTAACATAAGGAAGGCGGTGTCTTTCTTTTAATATCTTGTTTAATAGTTTTAATTCTATTTTTAATATTAGGTTTGTCTAAATCTTGTGGCCTATGAAAACATAACTCACCTGTTTCTTTATTTAAAACTAAGAAGCCTCCTTCTTTTGTTTTCTCTGCTTCTTCATATCCTGCAAGTTGAGCTAAGTATCCAAAGGAATCATTCTCAGCTAGGCTACCATCATTAAACTTCTTGAAGGCATAACCAGAAGCTGTCTTAACATCTACAACTTCACCATCTATCTTACAATCCATATGTCCTTTAATACCACTAACACTTACTTCTTTCTGTTCGGAGTCTATTTGATGTCCGCTAAGTTTTACAAAAAATAAAACTAAAACCTCAAGGAGGTGGCCGTATAAAAATTTAATGTATAAGCTTGAAGGTCTTTCTTGCTCTTTATTAATAGGGGAATTAATATCATACCATAGTTGTCTACTAGGCTTACCAATATTTGACATCCTTAGTCCTGGTTTAACAGCATTACTAATCTGTTGAGGAGTAGACCAATGTCTTAAAGCGTCAGCCATGTCTTGTCCAAACTCTTCGAGCATAGGTTCTGGAATATCAATAGCTTTCCCATTAGGGAGTGCTGATATTAATTTATAAATATCATCTACGAGATTATCAAGTTTCTTTGTCATTATCTAATGCCTCTTTAAATGCTTTAATTACATCTGATGAAAATAGTTTTTGAAGGTTTACCAAGTACATCCTACTTGCGTTATGGTCTCCTCCAGATACGGTTTTAAATGTATCAAGTTTATCTACTATCAACTTTAACATACTAGTATCAAAAACGATAGTACAAAATTCTTTATCCCCAACACATAAATTATGAAACCAGTAATCAGATTCAGTTGCTTTAATTCCAGACGGTTTACCATATGATTCATATTCTATACA